TTTAGCAAAGAATTACAAATTTTAAAAAAAATTAAATGTAGACGCGTATAGTCGACATTCCCTAGGGACTACATTTAAATATTCTAGGAGGAATATTATGGCAAACACAACGTTTACTGGATCAGTACGATCTGAAAACAATTTTAAAGTTATCAGTAAAGCTGCATCCACAGGACTAGTCTCTGATCGAACGATCGGTGACGGATTGAAAGACTCTCGAAGATATTATCTTGACGAGTATTTTAATCAACTTCCAGCTCTTAACGCTTACCTACAAGGCTCAGAAACAAAAGACTGGGGCAGCATAGCGGATGGCAATGAGTTAACGGAAGACGTAACAGTTACAGGTGCAGCAATGACAGGAGACTTTGCTGTCGCAACAATGAGTGTTGATGTTACAGACTTAACTATAACGGCATCAGTAACAGCAGCAAACACAGTTACAGTTGTTTTAGGAAACTTCACAGGTGGCGACATAAACCTTGGATCTGGAACATTATATGTTAAAGTTTTCAAAGCTGGTTCAACAGCAGTAGGTAAAAGCGTTAACTTTGAAGTATTAGGTACTAACATGACAACAGCACTAGCTACTAGAAATGCTACTGTTGCAGCAGTTACGCTGTCAACAGCAGGTGCTGACCAAGACCAAGCAATTTTGGCTCCACACTTAGACAGTGGACAAACAGCTTGGACAGGTGTTGTTTGGGGTACTGAAAATCAAGTTACGTGGGAAGGTCTAGTTCGAACAAGTTCGGCTATCGACAACCAAAAAATTTGGGCTGGTTTAAAACTGACTAATGATCAACTTCCTCAAACGGATGCAGATCAGGCGTATTTTTATTTTTCGACTGATGCAACGAATGGGCAAAACTTCGATGACTTTACACCATTGTATTTTATTTATTCTATTGCTGGCACTGACTATCTAACGAACACAGGTATTTCAGTAGCAGCAGATACAAATTATCATTTAAAAATTTCGATTGATAGTGATAGAAAACCATCTGTTTTTGTGAATGGTAGACAATACAGTGTAACAACAAGTGCAATAACGGCTTTTGATGGCACAACTTCAGTTACTGGAACAACTCAGGCAACTATTGCAGCGAGTTATTCAGCTGGTAATGCTAACACTCAAAAGGGTGCAGCGTTGAAAAACGACATTAATTTAATTCCTTACGTAGGGATTGAAGCTGGCGACGGCGCGGCAGCAGCAGTAAACGTTAGTTATAGTACAATTAGCAGACTACTGTTTGAATAATAAATAAACTTTAAGATGGGGCTTCGGCCCCATCTAGTAATCTTAATTAAGGAGGGATTATGGCAAATACAGTAACAGGACCAGAAATATTACAAGAAAACGACAAACGAGTAGTAATAAAAATAGTTATAGAATCAGACGGTAGCACAGGCACAACAGTATTTTTTGACTCTTCAGCACGTACCGTAGCAGGTGTTGCACAACTCGGAGCTTTGCAAAGAATTTGGTTTGCATGTGATTCTGGAGATGGCGGCGACTCACACGCTCGTTTAGATTTTGAAGATTCAGATGGAGATAGACCTTTGCTTGGTTTAGTCGGAACAGGTTATTGGGACTTTAGAGAATTTGGTGGATTACCACCAAGCACAGATGCTAACACAAACGGTGATATTAATGTTGTGATACCGTCTCAAGCGGATGACGGTAACATGTACACAGTTGTAGCAGAGTTTATTAAAACACCGGCATAAGGAGGTAGGATATGGCTAATACTACTTCCGGAACAGTAACTTTCGACAAAACATTTGCTGTTGATGATATTATTGCAGAATCTTATGAGCGAATTGGCTTACAAGCAACTTCAGGAAATCAACTAAGAGCAGCAAGAAGATCTTTAAACATTCTTTTTCAAGAATGGGGTAATAGAGGTTTGCACTACTGGGAAGTAGGCGACACCAATATTGATCTTATTGAAGGTCAAGCTGAATATACTTTTTATAGAGCAACTGGTGATGGAACAAGTGCTACTACAGCAGGTGGAACAACTGGAACATCTACTTATGGTTTAGCCGATGTTTTAGAAGCTACTCTTAGATCCGATAGAGGAGATACAGATCAAGCTGATTCCGCACTTACAAAAACAGATCGAGCAACCTTTTCAAGTTTAGCTAATAAATTATCAAAAGGAACACCTTCTAGATATTTTGTTCAAAGACTTGTTGATAAAACAACAGTTACTCTTTACCCGACACCTGATTCATCTAATGCATCAAAAGAAATTCACATTTTCTTTGTAAAAAGAATTCAAGACGCAGACTCTACATATACAGATGCAACAGACATACCGTATAGATTCGTACCTTGTATGGCATCTGGTTTAGCATTTTATTTAGCACAAAAATTTAATCCACAGGCAGCTCAACAAATGAAATTATATTATGAAGATGAGTTAGCTAGAGCATTATCAGAAGACGGCTCTTCTACTAGTGTTCACATAACACCGAAAGTTTATTACCCAGGAACATAATGGCAAAATACGCAAAAGCAATATCGGATAGATCAGGAATGGAATTTCCGTACAATGAAATGGTTACTGAATGGAATGGTATGTTTGTGCATAAAACAGAATTTGAAACTAAACATCCTCAATTAGAACCAAGAGGATATGCAGGGGGAGAACGAGGTTTATTAAATGCAAGACCAGATAGAACTGAAAATGAAGTAATTGCAATTTTAGGACCAGATCCTTTTTCTACTATTTCAGCTTCATCTGGAATTATAAATGTATTTGAAAAAGGTCATGGTAGATCAACAAGTGATACAGTTAGATTTAGAGGAGCACCTTCTACTTCTGCATCTTTTAGTGATCCAAATAGTTTTGATGGTATTACAGGATCTAATATTGCATATTCTTCTGGCTACTCGATCACCGTAGGCAAACGAGACTCTAGTGGTGATGTAACACAGACAGATGACTACTATTACTTTACTGTCAATACGGATACTGCTACAAGTGGAGGAGTATCAGGAGGAGGCAGCAATTGTTCGGCTGGTCCGGCAACTTTAGAGGCATAATATGGCAGGATTTACATACTCAACACTCACAACAGCAATTTTAAATTATACAGAAGTAGGAACTGGTGTCCTATCAAGTACGATTACGGATCAATTTATTGATAACTCTGAACTTAGAATACAAAGAGAAATTCCTATTGATGCCGATCGAAAAGAAATGATTGGCAATTTAACAGCTTCGAAAGATAATGTTCATGCTCCTGCTGGAACTTTATTTGTTAGAGATCTTCAAGTTTATACGTCAACATCGGTTGCGACAGGAGAAAATAGCTTCCTGATTAAGAAAGATATTAGCTATCTTAGAGAATATGATGCAGCTGAAACGACAACAGGAACACCAAAATATTATGCAATGTCGGGTGGAGCCGAAGGAACTGGAGCAACGTCTTCAGGAAGAATTACCGCTGAGCCAACACCGAGCTCGGCTTTTATGTACAAAATTCATTACAACGCTAGGCCGGTAGGATTGAGTTCGGCGAATACGACAACTTATTTAAGTCTTAACTTTGGCAATGGATTACTATATGCATGTCTCGTAGAAGCCTTTAGCTATTTAAAAGGTCCACAAGATATGCTACAACTTTATGAACAAAAATATCAAACCGAAGTACAGAAGTTTGGTCAAGAACAATTAGGTCGAAGAAGACGAGACGATTATACGGATGGAGAACCTCGTATACCCGTTCCGGCTCAAACACCGTAAGGATTAAAATATGGCAACACTAACAGTAACAGTCAAAGAAGCAATTACACTCAACAACATTGATTATGGATCGGAAAGATCTTTGGATATTTCTAGTGTTAATGAAGTTGTAAAAAGAGTTGTAACTGCAAGTACAACAGAATGTGGATTAATAGGATTTATATCAGCCCTTAGTGGAGTAGGTGTCACTGCAAACAAAGTAGGCTACGTCGCAGGAATGTTTGACGATGGCGATGTCAGATATATTAGAATTACAAATTTAGATTCATCTAATCATATTACTTTAACTTTTAGAGATGAAAACAATACAGAATGTAGACTGAAGGTTGATGCAGGCCACTCGTTTATTTATCCAGGTGATAATAGCGGTGGCGTGGCTGATACGATAAAATCAGCAGGATCGGCTTTAGCTTCAGGTATTGATAATTTAACAGATATCACCGTAGATGCAGATACTGCAGCGTGTGATGTAGAAGTTTTTGTAGGGAGCGCTTAATGGCATCAACATACACAGGTTTAGGTACCGAGTTAATGACTACTGGCGAAAACGCCGGTACATGGGGATCTAAAACTAATACCAATTTACAAATTATTGAACAATTAGCTGGCGGCTATATTGAAAAAGCTGTAACGACAACTCCTACTACATTATCCGTTTCTGATGGATCAACAGGTGCTGAGCTTTCGCATAGAATTATAAAATTTACTGGAACAATTAGTGAAGCCACTACGGTAACAGTTCCTTTAGATGTTCAACAGATGTATATTCTGATGAATGGCACATCAGGAAATTATACTGTTACATTTAAATATGTTTCTGGATCAGGTGACACAGTTGTTTTTAAAGGTACAGATAAAGGAACAAAACTTGTTTATGCTACTGCAGATGACTCAACTGATCCAAACATGGTTGATACAGGTATTGCATC